ACGTACAGCTTTGAGCTATTGATCAGCTTTGTAACTGTTATCTCTCATTGAATTCGTAGGACGATCTCGATGATCGTTTACGGGTTATGTTGGCCTGGAGATTACATAGTTTGATTAAGGTTTTTTGCGCTTAGCAAGCGCTAATATGCTAAACTAGTTTAGTTTATGGAATTCGTACTTTTGAATTCCTAAAAGTTTTACAACCGTATTTAGTACACTGATCGAGTACTTTTTACAAAATTTGACTTGGGTTGGCCCCCAAGTTATCTTATTTTCCCGCTAATTTTTCTGCGGGATTCCGCAGTTTTTTATAATTGCGGGTTTTGGGGCTATGGCCCCTTCTTTTTAAAATTTTAATACATTATATGGATGTTTGAAATTTGTTAGCTTACAAGGTAATAAGAAAGTGGAACCGAGAACGCCACGAGTTATCATTGATGATTTCAATTTATACCCAAAAAGTATTTTGTGTAGACCGAACTACGCGACATGTCATTATGTGAGCTTGTTGAATGAAACAAGACACGACAGAATGCCGTACATTAGCAATCATACAAATTTATACTTTAAGTTTTGAATAATTAATATAAACAGATTTGACAATCTGGACGACACCTTAGCTACACTGATATTTTGAACTACCGGAAGTGTATGTGATTTTATTAAGATAAAGATTCGAATGGGTTTCCGAATTAGAACGTGTACCCAAAAACAAAAATAAGCATGAAATACAACACCGTGGAGGGAGACCACTGTAAGGATTCTCAGGGATTAAATTCCCATCATGCAACTGCGAGGGCTGTCAACCCTCTTTACCAGATTAAAGAAGATGAAATCGAAATTGCAAATGAGAAGTTGCAATTACGAAAAGACTTTCGCATTAAAAAGAAAAATATAACGAATCATGTAAGAAAGCAAAAAGTTGTGATTAAACCCCATGCTACATCTGTGTATGGGGATTTTATTACTAAGTTGAGCAGTCTTGACACGAATTTTGCAACTGAAGCACTTGAAACTGTTTTAGTTGCATTTCTTGTGAAAGCAAGGAAATCCAACCTACAGAGAGCATTAATTATTGCTACAAAATTGTTAAAGACACATTTGGGTGTGTCGTATGGTGATATTGTATCTAAGTTGCTACTTTGTAGCGACATGATCTTTGTGAAAAATATTCTTTCATGGTCTCTCGAAGATCTTGAATCTTACATGAAAGAATTATTGAATAATTGGAAATTAGCACATAAAAATGAAGCCTTTGGATCCATAGTTGTGCTTGTCAGCACATTTTTGGCTATTTTTTATAGTGCTGATAAAAAGTGGTCTATTTCAATTGGATCATTTTCCATGTTTTTATTCGATGCAAAAAATTCCTGTAAAGGTGCCACTAGTTTTGTGGACGCTGTTCTTAAGGTGTCCACTTATGTAATTGGTGGTTTGAAGAAATATTTGGTTGATGGTTCCTATGCTGGTTTTCTTTATTCAGATGACCAGTTGGGAGCTTTAGACACAACTGTTTCCGATTTACAGGCACAATTCAAGTATGTTAAACCAGGAAATTTGGGTAAATTTACTGGCTTGGATGAAAACACCTTTGATCAAGAGTTGCAACTTGCAATTCGTTCAGGTGAAAAATTGGTCCTGCTTTATGATGGACCGACAAAGAAATTTGTCATGGATAAAGTCAGAATGTTGAAGCAACTCCATTGTGATTTTATTCAAACAAGAGCCGTTGGTGGATTGCGAATTGCGCCATTCGCATACCTTCTATCTGGTTCGACTGGTCTTGGTAAGTCTTCAATTAATGAAATTTTGATGAGATATATTTTGTCTAGCAATGGATACAACCATCAAGATCAGTTTATTGTGACTTTGAATTCACAGGACAAGTATTTTTCTACATATCGTTCATATATCAATGGAGTTATCTTTGATGATTTCGCCAATGTTAAGTGTGACTTTGTTGAAGAATCTCCTTGTGATACTCTTTTAAAATTTGTCAACAACATCCCATTTTACCTGAATATGGCCGAATTGGAATTGAAGGGTACTGTTGTTGCTGAACCTAAGGTTATTGGCATCACTACAAATGTTAGTGACATTGATTCGAGTATGTATTCGAACCAACCTTCCTCTATTATGAGGAGAATGAAAGTGCATATTTATGCTAAAGTTAAACCTGAATTTCAAAAAGAGGGAACTATTGAAATTGATCCCTCTAAAGTTCAGGCTGCATTTGGCAATAGTGTTCTTGCACCGGACATTTGGCACTTTGATGTTTTTGTTGTGCGTGTTGTCTCCACTCCCCGACCTCCGAAGTTGGATGTTGGTAGTGTTATGACACATAGAGATGACAAATGGCATTTGGAGTATGTTCAGTGGAATGGACACGAAATGCGTAATGCCACCATTAATGAACTTCTTCTCTATATTAAAGAGGCTTCTGCTGTGCACTATAAGGAGCAGAATTCTTTGATTGAGCGTAGTAAGTTGTTCAATGGGGAAATTGTATGTAGAGAATGTTGTGGTGCTTTTGAGTATTGTACATGTCTCAACTTGGGCGTGGCAGGTGGTTCCATCCATGCGCTCCAATCCGTTGTCAATGAAGTGAATTTTAATGACAATTCAGTCATGCCTGACCCTGTCGATAATAATGGAGAAATTTTGCCACATTCTAATGAGGGTAATGGCATACTTTATCAAGGACTATTTGATGAACGTCAAAAAGCCGTTGAGCAAGGCTTAAAAGAGATGCTCTTTTCTTGGATTGTTGAAGGGAAGTGCAATTTGGACTCAGTTTATTCTGATTTTATTTCGAATTGTAGCAAGGAACTTCAATATTTGCTAGTAGTTTTCCGAAAGATAGCAGAAAAATGGTTTCAAACTAATAAGAAAGCCATGATTGAAATGTGTTTTCCTGAGGAATTTGAGGGAACTGGACTTGGAGATTACTATTCTATTGTAGTTCGTGAGAAGGAGGTTAAATCCATAGTACGTGTGAGTATTTGCATTGAATCTATATTACGTGTTTCATTATTTTATATTACATATTGTCTTCATTTGAGGTGGGGTATTTCAGATGAAGTTAAATTCTTGATTCCAATCACTGGGAATTATTTTTTGTCTAAAATGGACTTCCCTGCATATGTTACTCAAATTTATTCTGAATGGAAGGTTAAACTATTTGCAGCTCAAGCCGTTATTGTTGAGTACTCTGATACCACACAGAAGGTAATTATGGCCGCTTGTTTGCTTCTTTGGCTTTCCTTTAGATGTGATGAAGATATTGGGTTTTTTATTCAGAGTATTCTATTGGCTGGTATTGTATTCTATCCTATGTTTGATTCTTTCAAGTGTATGATGATGTATAGTGCTCCAAGGTCTTTATCTTTGTTGTATAAGAAGGAGAAGAAAGAGAGTTTGAATGATTGGTCAAAGCTTGCACCAGCAACGTTGACGCTTTCCACATTGTACTGTAGTAAGAAAGATGTGGTAGATTTTTACATCGAGGCGTGTGAGAAATGGTACTTACAGCCTCAGAGTAGATTAAAGCCAAATGTTACTGAAATTGGTGAAAGGGACAAGAAGCATAGATTTGATGAAGAATGGTTTAAAAATTGTTCTGAACCCTTCTTGGATCCCCTGCCTACTTCTGTTCTTCGAACCTCCAGCGAGATTCGGAATTCTGTAGGAGAGAATGTCTGGTTCATTGAGAATTTGAACACTGGTTCTAAATCGAACTGTTTTGTTGTGTGTAGTGGATGTGTGTTGATACCTTTCCACTATGTACCAAAGTCATCTTGTACTTTCAAGTTGACAAGACATAATAGAGGGAATAAAGGTAACCAGTCTTTTGACGTTCTCATTGAGCCAGAACAATGTGTGAGGATCAAAGACTACGATCTTGCAATGGTTTGGATGCCTAAAACCCGCGATGTTCGTAATCTCATCAGTTTGTTTCCTGTATCTTTTCATGAATCTAGCGATAAAAGGAGTGGCAGGATCGCTTCCCGTGATGTTAATGGTGATTTAGAATGGTCTGATATAAGAGAATTGTTTTTCACAAAGAGTGCTACAAGTGGTATGGGATATAATTTTCCAGGTATTTTTTATATTTGGAATGGAGCAAGAGAAGGTAAATGCTTGTCACCAGTCATCTCCGATGACAAGAATTCCTGTATTGCAGGCCTCCACATTGGTGGATCAACTAGGTGTAGAGGTGATGGAGGATTTATTGCCTTTGGTGTTACTCCCACTCAGAATGATCTTCTGTTCGCTAAATCACAGCTTGAGAAATTTTCAACTGTTATTCCTATGAGTTCTTCAGGTGATTTTGGGCTCGAGACAATGGGAGTTGAGGTTTTACGCCGCGAGATAAAAAAGAAGTCTTGTTACCTCAGAATGGACGATAATAATTCCGCTCATTTTTTGGGTTCATCCTTGAATTGTAATCGCACTCCAAAATCACAAGTAAAGGATACCCCTATTAAGGAAATTGTTAAGAAATTGTTTGACATTCAAGAAAATTGGGGGCCACCCAAGTTTAAGGGTCCTGATGGGCATTCACCGCATCAGCCTTGGGAAGTTGGTATGAAGAAATGGATTGTTGACAAGCCTGGTTTACCTTTCGGTTTGTTAAACAAGGCCAAAATAGATTATACCAATAATTTGACGCATATCCTTTTCGAGAAAAGTGATTTTTGGAAAAGTGAGATCAGAATTCTCACTTGGGATGAAACTGTCAATGGAATTCCTGGTAAGAGATTCATTGATTCGATGAACTTTAAGAGTTCGATTGGTTTTCCTTTTAAGGGGAGCAAGAAATTGTTTTCCGAGCATCTTGGGAAAGTTGATGGATGGCAGGACAAAAGAGTTCTTGATTCTAAGTTTATTGAGGAGGCTGAGAAAATTGAAGCTCTTTATAAGGAGGGAAAAAGATACTATCCCTGGTTTACTTCCACATTGAAAGATGAGCCAACACTTGATTCTAAGGATAAGGTTAGAGTTTTTCAAGCTACCTCCACTCCTTTCCAGTTGGTTATGAGGAAGTATACCCTTGGGATTTGTAGGTTTTTACAAATGAATCCTTTGGATTCTGAGTGTGCTGTTGGGATTGATCCTTGTTCTAGTGAATGGAATGAAATGTTCAATCATTTGAAGCAGGCTCAAACTCCACTTTGTAATAAGTGGTTTGCTATTGATTATAAAGCTTATGATACATCTATCCCTAGCCAAATGATCATGGCAGTCGGCAGTATCTATGTTGATATTGCCAGAATTGCAGGATATACACAGGAAGAAATTACTGTTCTTAATTCGATTTTTTCTGAGTTGTCCTTTTCTGTTGTAGACTTTAATGGAGATGTTCTTATGCTAGATGGTGCTAATCCATCTGGCAATTCTCTTACTGTTTTTATCAATAGTTTGTGTAACAGTTTGTTGATGAGAATTTATTTTTATTATCTATATCCTAGACGTAAGTTTACTAATAACGTCAGGATGATGAGTTATGGAGATGATTTGATAGCAGCTGTTGGTTCCTTGGCTGGGGGCTATACAATGAAAGGTTATGCTAAGTATTTGGCACAATTTGGTTTTGTAGTGACTCCAGCACAGAAGGATGAGGAATTGAAAAATTTTTCGAAATTGCGTGAGATTGATTTTCTGAAAAGAAAATTTGTTTGGAGCGCAGATTATGGTGCTATGATTGCACCACTTGAAGAGAGTTCTATTTACAAGAGGCTCTGCAATTACATGACGAGTGAAACCTCTGTTGAAGTGATTGTTGGGGCTAATGTTGATGGTGCCCTTGACGAGTGGGCTTTTTATGGCAAAGCAGTTTATCTTGATCGACAGAAAAAGCTGATTAAGATAGTGGAAGAATTTGAGTTGCATAGATTCGTCCATAGGCTGTATATGACTTATGAGCAACGTGTCTTCATGTGGAGACAAAACAACGCTGACCCAGCAGTAATGGGTAAAGGTCAAAGTATGGATACCGATTGGTCAAATTGTGACAGTGACTGGTTAGGCTTCTTTGGCTGGGGTAATATTATTTCCAAAATGGGGATAGGTGGCCCGCCGAATTCACACAACTCTGGATCGATTAGTTCTGACGATCAAATGAGTATAAAACAACGGACTAACAATACAACAAACAATAATTTTAGTTTGGTGGATACTAAGAATTCACCAGTATCTGAGGGGCTTATCCCTCAGGAGGAAGAAATTGTACCTCATTCGTCTTTTTCATGTGAGAAACAAGAGGTTGTGACTATTATTGATGGCAGCTCCAATCAAGTTGTTGATATACCTAGTGAAATGGATGAAACTAGGTTTGCTAGTGATGCCACTGATAATTCTGTGGCTAGCTTTTTGTCTCGCCCTCTCCTCATTGGAAATTGGGATTGGACTACAGGTACCACTTTTAGTACAGAAATAAATCCGTGGAAGAGCTTTTTGGAGAATAAGAGAGTCGTTAATCGTATTGCGACTTTTAAATTGTTTAGAGGTAAGATGAAAATCAAACTTCTTATAAATGGCAATTCGTTTTATTTTGGGAGAATGATGGTGAGCTACTGGCCTTTGTGGTCTTTTGATACTTTAACCACAAATACTATTGGGACTAGTGATTTTATTCAATTCTCACAGATGCCAAGGATTTTTTTAGACCCTTGTACTTCTCAGGGTGGTGAAATGACTTTGCCTTTCTTTTGGCATAATGATTACGTTGATCTTATTAGTGATGATAAAGATTCACTTGGTAAGTTAATATTCAATGAGATAAATGCTCTTAGACATTGTAATGGAGATTCGAGTATTGCTTCAACCGTTTCTATTTCCCTTTATGCTTGGCTTGAAGATGTAGAGTTGCAAGGTCCAACTTCGGCCAGAGCCTCTTATATCATTCCTCAATCAACTCAACCTACGATTGGGCCTTACGCGAAAGGCAGTGAGCTGAAGGATAGCAGTAATGTATTGAATCCAGCTCCTTCCTTTTTTGTACCTAGGGGAATTTCTAACATGAACCTTACTGATGTGTGTGACACTACTAATAAAATGACATTTACATCATCACAGGAGGTTTCTATGGACCCTAGGATATTAGGTCTTTCAAATAGAAATGAGATGAATATAAAGGATATTGCTAGCAGAGAATCTTTTCTTGTCACTTCTGGTTGGGCTTTGAATGAACCCACTGGAGATATGGTTGCTAATTTTAGAGTTACGCCTAATCTGCATAACCAGATTTCAGTTGCTGCTTCTGGTTCTATTCCAGCGCATACAGCTCTCTTATTCCCAGCATGTTGTGGTGCTGTTTTGCCATTTAAGTTTTGGAATGGCACTTTCAAACTGAGAATGCAAATTGTTGCATCTGCGTTTCATAGAGGTCGACTTGCTGTTGTATACGACCCTCATGGCTCTGTTGCAACCAGAGAAGACAATGTTCAGTATACTCACATTATTGACATATCTACCTGTAGGGATGTGACGTTTAAGGTTGGTCCTAATCAGGATAAGACCATGTTACTTTATCTGCCACCTGAGCCTGGAAATCAAATTCTTGATATTAGTACTACACCATTATCACCTGCAACGTATGGCAATGGAACCATTTCAATTTATGTTCTTAATGAATTGACATTGCCTAATGTTGCTGTTGGAACACCGAATTTGGTCAATATTAATTTTTTCGTTTCTATTGATGATCTTGATGTTTTTGTGCCTTCGGATAACTATGCCAATTATCTTATAGCACCCCAATCTACTGGAGTTTCTATGAGCGCTGTATCAGAAGATTTGGTTGAGGAATCCGATCCATATAACGAGCAAGCTTTATCTCTGGATCAGGATCTGAGTGTTTCTAATAAGAGACACTTGGTCTATGCGGGAGAGAGAGTTCTTTCTTTTAAAACCGTGCTCAATCGGTATTATCCGTGGGCGGCTCTTCGCATCCCGCCTACGGCATTGTCTGATAACTGTAAGATTTTTCAGTTTG